CGCCGATATACGCGAGTAGCCGAGGCGCTCCCTCTCGCGTAATTCTTTACGCCTGTATTCTCGCACGGCTTGCCTCCTAAAACTTGTAAGCATTAACGAGCCGCTCGAGTTCCTCAAACAGAGGGGCGATAACTCGCTTGTTTTGCCTTGCGTTTATAAGCTGCTTACCGAGAGCGTAAAAGGCGGCGAGCTCGCGCTCGGTGTCCTTTGCTTGCTCTACGAGCTTTCGGGCGCTCTTTACTTCCTGGCGTGCTGCTCTCATTTCGTCGTATTCTTTTGCCGTGAGCTGCACGCTTGCCGTAACGCCTTTAGGCTTGCCTCCGCCGCGGAGGACAAATAAGCGGTTGCGGGTTGCGTCCTGGGAGCGGTTAAGCTCGTCCGAGAGCTCGGCAATGGTTTTCCGCTCCTTTTGGTAGCCGTTCAGTAACAGCTCGTCCTCCTCGGGAGTCCAGGCTCCCGACTTAATAGCCCTCTCGGGTGTAAATTCGTGTCCGCATTGCGGGCATTTTACGGGTTTGCACATTGTGATACCTCCTTTATTAAATACTTACGTGTTTTTTCGTCATATTCCGCAAGAGGCAGCGTGTTTATATCTGCGACTTTCTCTTGAGCTTTTATAAACTGCTCCCAATGCTTTTTAACTAATTCAACGGTGCCGCAAGCTAACCCTGTTCGAGCGTGCGTAATGTATATAGCGTTTTCTCCCTCGAGTGGCGGAGAGTCTGTAAAAAATTCATTTCCGTTAATTGTAATTTTCTTTCCTCTCTTTGCGGCTCGCCCGTGCCTTTTGTCTTTCGTATTTACGGCTATGAAGTATTCGGCTTTGTACTCCTTGTCGTCTTTGTAGTTTTCAAAGGTACCGCAAGCGCCGTACTCGTCAAGCTCTATCATATCCGCCATACATTCGTTGTCTTTGAGGTATTTACACTCCTCGTTATAACACCATACACTCGGCATTATTAAACACCTCCCGCTCCGTCCGTGAGCTGCTTTAATGGCTGTTCGTCCGATAGCCCTTTCATCATAAGTTCGAGCTTTAACAATTCCTCGGGAGAAAGCTCCGCTCCGCTTTCTCCGTCTTTGAGATTTCCAAAAATACGGTGCTTTTGGAAAAACGCTTGTAGTAAAGCCTCTTTTTCTTTTTCCCAAAGCCTTACATAAAAGTTAAACAAAAACTCTATCTCTGCCTTTTGAGCAGCGGTGCAGCGCACGCGTAGGCGAGTACGGCAAGCTCTGCCGCTATGGTTATATTGCAAGTGGTTGAACGCGTTTTTATCGTCCGTAACTTTATATGCGGTCTGCATTAAAATACGGTCTTGCTCTTTGCCGTGGTATTCGAGGTCGTACTCTTGTATAACCTCGTCGTCGAGGTCGTCAAGCGTCATAGCATATTTTTTAAGTAATTTATCGAGTATAGCCTGGGCTTGCTCTTTTTCGCCGCCAACGCCGCGCAAGGCGAGGGCATATAGTTTCTTGAGGCGCTCTTTTTGCTCTGTCATTCTTGCGCCTCCTCTATGTAGTCGAGTGCCTCCTCAAGAGAGGATACGGCAGAGTCGAGAGCGTCTACCGCCGCCTCTGCTCTTTCGTAGCGTTCCGAGCTTTGGAGGTTTTCGGGCATATTGTCCTTGTATTCCTCCTCCTCGTCGTGCAACATCTCGAGGCGCTCTTTTGCCTCGGAGATAATGTCGTAGAGTTCCTGCAATTCTTTTCTGCGTACCTTGTTCATAACAAAATCACTCCGTTTTATTATTTATTTGCCGCTCGTCTGCCGCGGCGTTTGAAATTTTCGCTAACGCGCTTTTGCCCGAGTTCTGCGCTATAACCGCAGCGCCCGTTATTGTCAAGCTCACCCGTGCCGCCGCGCGTTAGTTCTCTGTAAACGGTGGCAAGGTGTACTCCGAGTTTGGAGGCAATGTAGGTAAGGCTTTCGCCGTCCGCATAAAGAGCCTCAAGGTTTTTTCTGCCCTCGTATGTGAGGTATCGGCACGTCATTACGTTTACTCCTTTCATTTTGTTTTGAGAGCAGAGGGCGGGCGCGCCCGCCCTCTATTCCCTTATGCTAAAATCCTATAACGCGCTCGAGTCGCACCTCTGCGTTGCTCTATCCTCGTTATAGGCAAAAGCCATAAAAAAATAAGTGCGGTAAGGTCTTAAAAACCTTTCGCACTTATTGTAAAACTTTTTAGTCGTGGAATTGGATTACCTCTTTGTCTATGAAAACATTATAATAATCTGTGAAGATACTTGTGGAAAGAGTAAAGATAAAGAACACATTCGTAAAAAAAGCGAGTCAATGAGCGAAATACAAAGTCATCAGTCAGAGTTTTTGGATTGGATAAAAGCTACGTTTCCGGATAAAAGTGATATGATTTCAAAATATCGTCCTGATCGTTATTTAATATATTATTTCTATATTCCTATGGCAGATATAGCGTTGACGGATGATGAAAAAGCTTTGTATGGTAATTTGATCTTTATAACGCCTGAAACACTTGCATATTTTCACCGTATGTCACAATGTATCCATTATTCTGCTCGCTATGAATTTTTTAGATTTTTAAATATTAAAGACGAGCAGTTAGGACATAGTGGCAGTGAAGGTTCGAAGACTACTATTAAAGCGCCAATAATATATCCGGAGGATGCAACAGGTTTAAGAAATGGTGTTCGAGTAGTATCGTTTATGATGTCTGCAGAAAAGCTTTTAAGAACTAGTTATGTGCTTAGAAAAGACAATTGGGAAGATTCGATATTTTTATATCAACGACTAATTGAAAAAGAAAAAGTTAAAAGCATTCGTGCTTTTCTTGCTGATAAAGGAGAAGCGTTTTATAACAATATTATTGTCGCATTGCCTGACAAAATTTCTTTTGAAGACGATGCTGGTCATCCAATTACAATAGATAAAATCGGTGATTTTCAACATTGTAAACTTGTTATGCCAAATGAAATGAATAGTGTTTGTATAATAGATGGCCAACATCGTATTTTTGCTCATTACGAAGCACCGTCAAATGAAAAATATGAAAGTAAAATATCCGATTTAAGAAAACAGTTGCATCTACTAGTTACTGGTCTTGTTTTTCCTCCAGAAATGAAAGATGCTGATCGCAAACAGATTCAAAGTGAAATATTCTTGGATATAAACGATAATACCAAAAAAGTTGCTCCGAACGTATTGACACATATCGAAATGATAAAAGATCCGTTCTCCGATATTGGTTTGGCAAGACGTGTAATTGAGAAGCTCAATGGAGAAAGAACTTTCCTGAACAAATTTGAATTATCTTCTCTTGATGAAAACAAGATCAAAGTATCATCAATAATCAAATTTGCTTTACGGTATTTAGTTACTGTTCATCCGGCGGAGGGTAAAACAAGTTTGTTTACTTGTTGGAATGGTGATAAGGGAGCTTTATTACAAAAAGATGAAACGGCTCTTGCATCCTACCTTACCTTTTGTTCTAAAAGCATAGATTTATATTTTTCTACAGTCAGAGACACATTTAAAGATGCTTGGAATGACCCCACTTCAAAATTATTATCCGTTACGGCGATAAACGGTTTTATTATTGCATTGAATCGCCAACTTGATAATAACGGGATCAGAGATTATAATTTTTACAGCTCTTGCCTTGGAAAACTGAATATTGATTTTTCGAAGAATAATTTCCCGTACACATCAAGTCAATACAGAAAGTTTTCAAATCAGATTTTGTCAGAAGCATTTAATTTCAGCGCAGAAGATTTGGCAAACAGTTAAACAGAAATAACATTACTTACATGTACTTGTTCTAAACTGATTCCGTGTTTTTCCTTGAGACTGTTCAAATAATCAGAAATATTGATTTCTTTATTGATCTTACTCTTGGAAAAATAATCGTGTGTAAAAGAAGTTATCCAATCTAATTGTTTATCGTTTAAATTATCAACGAAATAATATATATCTCCAAAAACGCTTATCTCAATTATCTTTTTCATCGCTCCTTCCCCTTTACAAATATTATATGGAGTAATATGCGATATATGCAATTGATGTGATTTTCGCTTTCAAATTAAGAAGAAAAATAGGAGGAATACCAAATGACAGAGCAAGAGAAAATTGCCTTACTTACTACAGCAAAAGATTTATTTCGTAATTCTTTTGCAACAAATCATTATCGAAATACTGAAGGACTTGATAAGATTAGTAAATTTAATATAAACCCTTTTTTACATAAGTATTTGACAATGTTTGCATTTGGGGAAGATACTCCTATGAACAGAGCAAAAGCGCTCATATATCCACGTTCATTTGGAACCTCATTGGTTACAAGTTTCGGCAATTTTATGCAAACATTATGTAATGAATTAAAACAGTCTTATCCTTCAACCACTACTGGAATGGATATTGAATTTGACGATACTGTTGACGGACGACACAAGTATTGCCAACTTAAATCTGGACCTAACACTATAAATAAAGATGATGTAACAACAGTCAAAGACCATTTTCGTAATGCTATCAATCTTGCTAGGACAAACGGTCAAGCCATTGCGTCGATGGATTGCGTAGTTGGTGTGTGCTATGGTACACGTGGTGAACTTAGCGGTCATTATAGAAAAATTGATGAAGACTACCCGGTGTATGTCGGAGATCAATTTTGGACGAGGCTGACTGGTGATGACCATTTTTATGAAGATTTGATTAATGCTTTTGCAGAAGTAGCAGCAGATATAAACGCATCTGATATGGTTGAAGATACAGTTCGCAAACTTGCGGCAGATATTAAGGCACATAGCATGGAAGAATAAATTACAGAAATGGGAACGACTTAGTCACTCCCATTTCTGTAATTATCTATTGATTTTTTTAGCTGAATTCCGATTCTTCGAGCCAACTCAACTGGAACTGCGTTTCCAATCTGTTTATATTGATCGCCAATTCCTCCCGCAAATTGCCAAGTATCAGGGAATGCCTGAATTCTTGCATATTCTCTGACGGTAAACGGCCTAACTTCATCCGGGTGGCAACGATCAGTTTGTTTTTGGGAAGGGCTACATGTCAATGTCAGACAAGGTTCATCCCATGCTATCCTGCGTGCCATGCCGCGGCGACCGCCGCCGCTGTAATATGATTTTCCCATATAAGTTTTTGCGACTTCTTCTGGCAAGTTGACCCAACATCCACCAGGAGGAACAAGAGCAAATACTGCCTTTTTCTTGGCGCTGTACTCTTCGCCGATAGAGGGGGGACAATCCTTTAAGGCAGAACGCAAAGTCGTCCACTCTTTATCTGGAGTTGGGTATTCAAAGTGAATCAAATCGCGCAGGTCGTTTCTTATCCCAATAATAACAATCCGCTCTCTTTTTTGCCCGACACCATAATAGCAAGCATTTAATACTTTTTTTCGATCACCAACAGTATATCCTAAACTCTCAAAAACTGAAATTATTGTATTAAGTGTACGACCGTTGTCATGGCTGGCTAGTCCGCGAACATTTTCTGCCCAGAACATTTTTGGTTGCACTTCTTTAATGCATCGCGCAAATTCATGGAAAAGTGTTCCTCTTGTATCTTCAAAACCCATTTTTTTCCCGGCATAACTAAATGCCTGACAAGGAAAACCACCCGTGACAATATCTATTTTTCCGTAGTATTCATTGAAATTAACATTATGTATATCATCACAAACTACATTCCAACTAGGTCTATTAATTCTTAGCGTTTCACAGCATGTTTTGTCAAATTCAACATACTCCAGTGTTTTAATTCCAGCTTCTTCAAGTCCGAGTGCCAACCCACCGGCTCCAGCAAATAATTCTATAGCGGTAACATCATCTGGATTGACTTTTTCTTTGTACTGTTTTTGCATCGAAAAAGTGGATGTTTCAATAATAGAATCTGGAGCTATATCAAGTGCAGAGCATAAATCCATCACCTTGGATTTTAATGGATTATAGTTTTCTGAAAGCATCAATGATAGTTGATTCTTTGTTATTCCAACCAAATCAGCGAGTTCAGTAAATGTTTTTAAGCCTTTTGAACACATTGCTTCCTGTATCTTTAACCTTGATAAATACATATAGTTCCCTCCAACTTTACATCATAAAAATCATAACATACAGCAACCCAAATGTCAAGACAAAATCATAACTTTTCAAAACCCAAATTAATGTTTTACGATGAATTAAAACTTTAGTCAAGATATAAATGATTGGAAATAATATAGGTCATTAATGGCAAGACAATTTTCTCTGGACTTCTGCAATCTCTTGTGGTACTGTTGTGTACTGCAAAGGAGGTGCGGATATGGCACAGATGAGTTTAGAGGAATTGTACCGCGGAGAAGGTGCGGGAGAAAAGTACGGTATCTTGGGAGAAGTTATGAAAGACTTCCTCCAAAATGGGCGTCCGGCGGAGTACGACGAGCGTACTTGGCTTGAAATGCTGCTTGTCAAGCACGCGCTGATTGCGGCAGAGAAAATGAAAAATGAGGGCGACACGGTGTCGGGTATGACCGATGATGTGCCGCCCTCTTCTTATGTGAGGTGGGATGAAAATGACAACGCTTGAAGATCTGTACTACGGCAATATCGTTCCGCACGAACGCAGTTTTAAGCGCGGGAGTGCTTACAGTGAGGTGTTGAGCTATGTTATTCGGCATCAGGACAGCTTGATACCGACGCTTACGGTTCAGCAGAAAGAAATCTTTGAAAAGCTCAAAGACTGCGAGGCGGAACTGCACGGTATGAATGAGCGCGAAGCGTTTATCAGCGGCTTTAAGCTCGCGGCGAGAATCATGACCGAAGTGTTGTACGAGCCGTCAGAGAATTGAATTTGCAGAAACAAGGCCGAGCCGATTTCGCGGTTTGGCCTTGCGATTTTCAATTCGACACAGCACGGTTAAAATCTGCACCGCAGAAAACAAAGAAAACAGTATTCCCGCAAAAGCGCCGGAATATACACTGTTGGCGCAAAAAACTTGACAGAATTTCCCCGGTATGTTATACTGCAAGTAAAGAAAGCAACCGACAATTGAATACACATATTTTATTTTGAGTTTCAGACTCGCACTTACATAATCACCGATGCAGATCAGCATCGGGATTGAGTGCGGGTCTTTTTGTTTTGCAAAACAGCAGTCCTCTACATAACACGGCGAAAAACCGTGTGAATTTAATAGGAGGAAAAACCAATGAAAGAATCTGTTTACACCGCTTATGAGGATCTGCCGTTGTTCCTTAATGCTGAAACGGTAGCCAAGCTCCTCGGCATCTCCATCTCAAGCAGCTACGAGCTGATGCACGAGAAAGGATTTCCGTCGTTGCGTATCGGCTCACGGCTCATCGTACCGAAAGAGAAATTCCGCGCATGGGTCGAAGAAAAGACGGGAGGCAGCATTTGAAATTCACCCGATATCCAAAGCGTGATGCGATCCGGGATTATTTTCCTCTGCCGAATGAAATTTTCAGCTTAGGTCTCAGCACCGGTGAGATCGCAGTGTATGCGTATCTGCTCCGATGTGAAAACCGAAAAACCTTTCAGTGCCATCCAAGCTACAAAACGATTGGCAACGCTGTCGGCATGAGCAAAAACACCGTCAAGAAATATGTAGACAGCCTGATTGAAAAGCAGTTGATTACTGCCGAGCCGACAGAAGTCTATACGGCAAAGGGAGAAAAACACAACGGCAATCTGCTCTATACTATCCGTCCGATTGAGGAAGCGGCGGCGTATTATTACGAAAGACAAATGCTCCGTTTGGAAAGCGAAATGCGGCGGCAGGCAACACTGAAAAAGCTTGCCGACTACGACCGCAAACACAAACAATCGGCGGTTTAGCGGAGATTTTAACTCCGTACGAAAATAAGCAGGAGAAAGCCGAGGGGTTGCACGGCACCCACTCGGCGGCTCACAGCGGACGGCAACGCCGACCGTGCAAGGGTTTGCAGGGCTTTTGCTATCCGGTTACGAAACCGCAATTTAGGGGTTGCTCGAATTTTAACCTCGCTGATTTAGGGGTTGCGAATTTTACCGCAAATTTAGCTGGATATTCCGCCATGTATGTGGTATTGTGTTGTACTGCGAAAGGAAGTGATACTATGGCAAAGCGAAGACCGTCGGGAGACGGTATGGTGCGCAAGCGCGAAGACGGAAGATGGGAAGGCCGTATCGTTGTCGGTCACAAAAAGAACGGCGATCCGATTCACCGCTATGTGCTTGCCCGAACACAAAAGGAGTTAATCGTAAAGCTCCACGACTGCATCGAGATGTACCGCGATGCCGACCTCACCGAGGATTCGAATATGACGCTCGGGGAATGGCTCGACCGATGGATCAATGAATATATGATCTTCACGATTCGCGAGAGCACGCTTGATTCTTACAAAGCGATGATTAAAAATCAAATCAAACCGTATCTCGGCGACAGACCTTTGTCGGTGCTGACCACGCAGGAACTTCAAAAATTCTATAACACCGTCAAAAAGAAAGGTCGTGTGAAACCTGACAGGCTACACGGTACAGAGCTTGCCGACAGTATGGTGCGCGGTATTCATATGATGCTGCACGAAGCGCTGGATATGGCGGTGCGCCTACGGCTGATTGTTAAAAATCCAACGGTCGGCACAACGATTCCCAAAAACAATTATCCGCCGAAGCAGATACTCAATGACGAACAGCTTGAGCGATTCATGCAGCGCATCCGACAGGATGAGCGGTGGTACGATTTCTTCTACACCGAGCTGACCACAGGACTGCGGCGGGGTGAAATCTGCGGACTGAAGTGGGAGGACTTCGATGCGGAAAACGGAAAGCTGAAAGTGAGGCGCTCGGTTGCTAAAAGGAAAGGCGGCGGATTGAATATCGGCGAAACCAAAACCGAAACGGGAACGCGCACGATTATCCTGCCGCCGAGCACTGCGGAACTTCTGCGGAAGCGAAAAGAAACGGCAGTCAGCGAATGGATATTCCCAAATATTTATGAGCCCGAAAAACCGATGCACCCCGACTATGCTTACCACCGATTAAAAACACTGTTAAAACAGGCGGAGCTTCCGCTGATTCGGTTCCACGATCTGCGCCACCCGTATGTCAAGCCCACGACAAAAAAATTTGCATCTTTTTTGAAGTTTTTTCGGGCAGCTGCAATAGCTGCCCGTAGCTGTTCCATACGGTATTCATGGCTCATGCTTCCTTTCCAGATTTCTCCGTTCCTAAAAAGTCCTGCGTAACATATTCTATCTCAATCCGATCCCCAGGAAAAACATATACCCTGTTGATAAGCCGGTCTATCAGCGATTGCGTCAGGACATCGGTGCTGCCTACTTCCTGAACAATTTCCCGCTGTTTCAGCCTCGCCTCATAATCACTCTGTATCTGTTTGGTCTGCGCTGTGATAGCGGCATGGACATTCTTGGCCTGTACCAGTTCCGCGTCATATACTGCTTTCTGTGACCGGTAGGTTTCCAGATCGATCTCGCCAAGCGCATACCGTTCATAAAGCTGCCGTTTGCTGTCCTGTATAGCCCGCAACTTATCTTCATGCTCGGCCTGCTGGACCGTCTGTAAATCCAGCTTATCTTTACTGCCGTCGATTCCCAACGCCGGACACATCTGCGCCCGGATCGTCTCAAAGACTACCTGCTCCAGATCAGCCATCTTTACCCGCACGCCATGACAGGGAAAACTTTCTGACACTTCGGAATGACGGCAATAAAACCATGCTCCATTTCTGAGTGACATAGCATGATCGCAGCATCCACAAAACACCTTTCCCCGAAGCAGATAGTCACGCCTTTTTTTATTGGGGAGGGAAAAACGCTTAATAGAAGTATTGGCCTGCTCAAACAATTCCTTGCTGACAATCGCGGAATGATGGTCGGGGATTTTGAACCACTCGCTTTCATCTTTGAGCTTCATGCAGCGGCTGCCGATTTCCTGCACCTTGCGTTTGCCGATTATGTAGGTGCCGATATACCGCTGATCCTCCAGCATCCGCAGGACTGTTGAACTGCTCCATACGCCGTGTGTCCTTGACACATTATAATGGTCTTTTCCGTTATCCCTCCGATACTCTCCAGGCGTGGGAATATGGAGGGCGTACAACTTGCGGGTGATCTCTGCTGCGGTATTGCCTTCAGCCGCCCATTCAAATATCAGACGGACATTTCCCGCAACATTTTCGTCCGGCTCCATACGCCCGTCTGCGCTTTTGCGGTAGCCGTAAGGACAGATAACGCTCTGGTACTCGCCCCGGCGCATCTTCGCATATTTGGCGCTTTTTGTTTTCATGGACATATCACGGCTGTAGCACTCGCTGATAAGATACTTAAAGGCAACATCAATCCCTCCGGTATCTCCTTTGAAATTGACGGTGTCAAAATCGTCGCTGACAGAGATAAACCGGGTGTGATAGAGCGGAAACACCCGCTCGATGAAATAACCGGTCTCAATGCTGTTGCGTCCAAACCGGGATAGGTCTTTGACAATGATACAGTCGATACTTCCTGCCTGCACCATCGTCAAAAGCTCCTGCACTGCGGGACGTTCAAAATTCGTACCCGTATGGCCATTATCGACAAACTCCAAAACCTCGCCATTATCCCATTCCGGCAGCGACATGGCTTTTTCCCGCAGGATAAGGCGCTGGTTCGGAATACTCAAACTTTCTGTCTTAATATCCTCCACGGATAACCGAATATAAAGGGCAATTACATATTTGCGCATGACTCCACTTCCTTTCCCTGAAATTCACTCTTAAAGCGGAAGGTCACATGAATATCCCGTTTGTGGTCTATCTCGATCCGCTCAATCAGCCGGTCAATCAGTTCTGCCGTAAGCAGGTGATCCTTTGCCAGTGACTTTGCATCCTTTTCCATAGTCCGGTAGCGTACAAACTGTTCGTCGAGAGCATCCATATCCCTTTCAAGCTCGGTGATCTCACCGGACAGTGTATTGATGGATTCCTCATAATCCGCTTTCAGTTCAAAGTATTCCTCGCTTGTCAAAACACCCTGTACAAAGTTCTCATATAGGCCGCGGATCAACCGGCGTTTCTTTTCAATTTCCTGCCGTTTGGATGACATCTGGCCCCTGAGTTTATCCTTTTCCTGTTTTTGCCTTGCCTCCAACTGAAAGAGGGGGAGAGACATTCCCAGGGCAACCGTCAGCTCTTTCTCCAAAACAGATGTGACCGTAGCGATCAGCTCCGTTTCCTGTATCATCACACCCTTGCAGCTATCTTTTTCTACCCGGCTGTTGGTAAGGCAATGAAACCAGTAAATATCCGGCCCTTTTTTGCGCTCCGCCCGCTGCCGGTGGAGACTCCTGCCGCAATCCGCACAGAATACCTTTCCCTTAAAGATATTGGGGGTATATGGTTTTTTTGGCACAGCCTTGCTTTGCTCGCAGACCTGTTTCCGATAGTCCTGTACCGCCTCAAAAACCGCATGGCTGATAATAGGCTCATGGGTATGCCTTGCAACGATCAGATTATCGTCTCCGGCCTGTACCTGCTGGTGGTCTACAATTTTGGTCTTGCCCTGTACCAGATCACCGGTATAAACCTCACTTTCCAGTATCTTCATTACAGTACGGGTCTGCCATTTCCCGCTCCCGATCAGCCCAGGGCTGGTAATTTCACCGGTAGTCTTTTTATAATGGCTTGGGGCAGGAATCCCCATTTCATTCAGATTACGCACAATACGGTTTAACGCTACACGCTCATAAGCCCACTGGAAAATCTGCTGCACAACAGGAGCGGCGGCCTCGTCAATCAGCAGTTTATGACAGTTCTCCGGGTCTTTCCGGTAGCCGTATGGAGCCCGTGCGCCAATATAGTCACCGTCTTTCATGGCCTGCCTTGCCTGGGCCTTGATCTTCCGGCCAATATCCAGCGAATAGGCTTCATTTATCATGTTTTTCAGCGGAAGCATAATGCCTCCGTGAAGATTGCCGGGGTCTGCCGTATCAAACTGATCTGTAACCGCAATAAAACGGACATTGTGCGTGTAGAAATACTGTTCGATATAATAGCCGGTATCAATGGAATTACGCCCCAGGCGGGATAGGTCCTTAACAATCACACAGTTGATATAGCCTGCCTCAATATCCGAAAGCATCTGTTGAAAGCCCGGACGATGGAAATTCGTGCCCGTCATGCCGTTGTCGATATAGGTATCATAGACGACAAAATCCGGTTTATCAGCAAGAAAATCATTCAGGACCAGCTTTTGGTTTTCCACCGAACATCCCCGTTTCTTGTTATCCTCCACGGAAAGCCGGATATACAGTGCTACATGAACATATAAAGATGGTACTGGCTCAGCCGTGATTACTGTTTCTTTTCTGCTCTTTCTTGCCATTTAACCCACCTTCCTTTCCGCGGCCTGTTCTACGATCTGCTCTGCCAGGGCAACCGCTTTTTTGTATTCGTCCTGATAATTAAATTCAATATGCAGCTCGTCCTTGCTAATCACGCGAATACTGCGGATAAGCTGCATGACTGCGCGGCGGTCAATTTCCTCCATCGTGGAAAACTGCATGAAGTGATTGATCCAGCGGTTCCGCTCGCTGCGGTTTTCCAATACATCTGTCAGCCGTTCCTCCCATTCCGCAACTGCCTTTTGCAGCAATTCAATGTCCGCATTGTATTTCCGCTTGTAGGATAGATATTCTTCTTTGGTAAGAATCCCGCTCACCAGATTTTCATAGAGCTTCGTCTTGAAACCCTCAATCTGTGCCAACTGTTTTTCATTGGCTCTGATCTGTCCGGCGTATTCCTGGGCCAGTTCCCGGTTGATCCGTTCCTGACTGATACTGGACAACAGCGAATCCAGAGAAGCCACATTTTCAATATGGCCCTTTAAGCTGTCCTGCACACACTCGATCAAGTCGTCCTCTTTCAGCATCACAGAGGAAGCGCAGCCATTCTTTTTGCCCGTAGGGCAATAGTAGTAGTGGTATTCCTTGTCTTTGTAGCGGTTTGTCTTACGGGTCATGCGGCAGCCGCAGCATCCACAGATCAAAATACCGGAGAACAGATATACCTTATCCGATTTAGGAGAGGTCCGGGTGTCAATCCGGCGAAGTCGCTGAATCAGGTCAAAATCGTGTTTCTGGATAATCGCCTCATGGGTGCCCTCTACACGAATCCACTCGGATGAAGGCTTATCCTCACGCTCCTTCAATTTGAAGTGGGGCGTTGTCTGTTTTCCCTGCACCAGTGTCCCGGTATAGGTTTCGTCCTTCAAAATGCGGATGATGGTAGTGGCAGACCATTTACAATCCTTACGGTCCGTATAGCCGCCTTTGGCATGGGGCATCCCGTGATTCCTCTTATAAGCCAGCGGAGAGAGAATACCCATGCGGTTCAGTTCATCAGCAATATGGGAAGCACTGAATCCTTCCAGACGCTTTCTGAAAATATCCCGTACCACACCCGCTGCATACTCGTCAACTTCCAAACTCTTATGCTTGTCGCCAGTTTTTACATAACCGTAAATAGTAAAAGCTCCAACAAAATCACCGCTGCGTCGTTTCACATCCAGGGCACTCCGGGTCTTTACGGAAATATCCCGGCAGTATGCCTCGTTCATAATGTTTTTTACCGATACGGTGAGATCATCTGCAGCGTCATTTTCCGTGTCTACATTGTCATTGATGGCGATAAAACGGACGCCGTAGGCCGGAAATACCCGACGCATATAACGGCCCGTCTCTATGTACTCACGCCCCAGGCGGGAAAGGTCTTTTACAATGACACAGTTAGCCTCGCCCTGTTCGATCATCCGCATCATTTCCTGAAATGCTGGACGGTCAAAGAGGACACCGCTGTAACCGTCGTCAATCTTTTCTGCCACAACCTCAATCTCCGGGTGCCGGGCAATGAAATCATCAATGAGCCGCCGCTGATTGGCAACGCTGTCACTTTCCACCGACTTGTCATCCGTATAGGAAAGACGGATATACTTAATAGCTTTATAAACCTGCATAAAAAAACACTCCTTTCGTTGCGCAGAAAAATCCCCGCAATTCAAGAAGTGTGGTTATGCCGTATTCAATTCCTTTTCCGACTCTTATTGTACCACGCTCTTACGGGAAAGTCAGCCCTTTTCTGGAAGAAATTTTGCTTCACCGTAAAATACCCTTGATACATTCCTCCAGGGTGGCACCGCCAGGGGCAAAGCTGGCCCGGACGGTAAAACGTCCGCACTTAAAACGGTAAGGGTTTTTGATCTGGCGCACAAATTCAGTGATTCGTTCCTCGCGGGGAAGCTCCTTATCCACGGTGACATCCCGAATGTCTACCAATGAACCGCTTCCGCCAGCAGTAATATTCTCCATAATACCAACTCCTTCCTGAAATTACTGGTCTATCAAAACCACATGAATAAGCCGGACCCGCCCTATAAATAGAAACAGGTCCGGCCCATTGTATCTGATTTCGATTTTGCTTGCCGTATTTGCCACGCCCCCCGGCAGCTCTGTCTACACAAAGCGGGGTTGCCATAGGCTGCGGCCAGCTTTACCGCATCATAGCCCCGCAGATGCCGCCGCTTTGCCAGAGCAAGCGCACACCGCAGGGACTTCCCTTCAAGTCCGTGAGAGATTGTGAAAAAGTACCATTATGATCTGCGCCGTCGTCGCGCCCGGCCTGCCACAGCCGGGTCAATGGATTGCGTGGATCGCTCGGACAGCCGGATTCATCACCTCCCTGGCTGCCTGTCTTTGCGCCGCTCCATTTGCCGCTCGGAACACAGAATGACGTACCCATAGCAACGTATATTCGGTTGTCAAAGTGCAACGAGGGCACGGCCATTATGACATTTTATAGTTGGGGTGGACCAGAGCATGTGCTGTATGGCCGCACCCATTGGACTTGTCTGCCGAATATGTCCCTCTATTATTCATTTCATTTTCGGGGGCAAAGTTGCCGTCTGTCAGGAAAGTTCTTTCAAAAACTTTTCCAAACTTCGCAGGCCGGCATTGATAGAGCGAGTAATTCGGCTCTTATGGGTGCCCTCCGCTTTTGCAATATCCGATTTGCTCATGCCAAGAAAATAGTGCGCATAAATCCGATTCCGCTGTTTCTCCGGCAAAGAGGCAAGTGCCTGATACAGCCTGGCATTTTCTTCTTTCCGTTCCAAAATATCCGCAGGTGTCAGGACAATTACCAGAGCGTCACGCTCGACATTGGCATCATAGTCCAGCGAAAAATATGCTTTGTGCCGGTATGTACGCAAAATATAAGCCGCCTCATTCAGCTTATACTCATGGAGCAAATCAGCCACTTCGTCCGGCACTTCCACAATGGTATCAGTTGTATAAAACGGGTAATAATCCCGCAGATTGATCTTTTTCAT